TTTACGAGATAACTTTTGATGACGGGACGTCGGTAGAAATGAGTCAATCTCATCTATTTTGGTGTAAGGGTGAGAAGGAGCGGTTTCCTTATAAGAGAACCTATCTAGGAGGCGGTCGGAAGGCAGCTAATTTTAAGAAAGAAAAGCTACCCCCTTTAGACTGGGTGCTTATGGATCTTGAGCAGATGTATGAGTATGGGAAGTATTACAAGGAGAATAAACCTATTCATAGGATAGTGATTCCTTATTGTGAGCCTGTTCGACATCCACATAGCCCAGACTTATTTGATCCGTATGCACTGGGTTTAATTCTGGGCGATGGGCATATTCCAGATGTTATTAATCATAAGATAGGGGTGACTACTAATGATCTGTTTATGGCTGAGCACTTGGCTATAAAACACGGAGCAGAGATTAGGTCTTATGATTCTAAAAAGAATAAAGAGACAATGGTAGCTGTTGGTTACTTTGATATACCTAAAGAGTTATATGGTAGCAGAAGCATAAATAAATATATTCCTAAGGAGTATTTCCTTGGTTCGATAGAGCAGCGGCTAGCTCTTTTACGGGGCTTGATGGATACCGACGGTAACGTTAGTCGGGAATATATTTCTGAATATTATTCTATAAGTAAAAACCTGGCTGAAGGGGTTCGCGAGTTGGTTTTCTCTCTGGGGGGGACTAGTAAAATATCCGTAAAGAAAGCCCACTACAAAAAGGGCGACATCCGTTTTGATTGTCACGACTGTTATAGGGTTCGTATAAAAATGCCTCAAGAGATGAATCCTTTCAAGCTTCCTAGAAAAGCAGTTTATTGGCGCGGAAAAATCCGATACAAGCACGAGCGAGTTATTAGAGCTATTACCCCTGTAGGGAAGCGTAGTGGTCGGTGTTTCATAGTTGATAGTGAGGACTCTACTTTTATAGCTGGCAAGAATTATGTTGTTAGCCATAACTCATCCGCTCTTATCAAGAAGATTATTCATGTGGCTACTACTCCAGAGTTATGGGGTGAGATGTGGCCAGAGTTACCGGCGGGGTTATTGCCATCGCAGTGGTGGCATTTGTATCCGACACAGACGGTGGCATCTATAGAGTTCGATGAGAAGTGGCGGCCATTGATGCCGAAGTACAATGAGGATCATCCTCGGTATGGTTGGCAGGTGCAGAAGACACGTAACGGGATAGAGTCGTTGCATTTCAATACTGGTATTAATATATATTTTAAGTTTTATTCACAGAGTGCTCAGGCGTTGCAGTCTGGGAGTGTTTATTTCATGGGGTTGGATGAAGAGTGCCCGGTGGCGTTGTTACCTGAGTTACAGATGCGGGTTAACGCTAGTAGGGGATATTTAAATTTCGTATTTACTGCGACGATTGGCGCTAAGTTTTGGAAGGATGTTGTAGAGCATCGGAACAAGTGGAAGGACGCGCATGTTTGGCAGGTAAGTCTTACGGAGTGCACTAAGTATTCGGATGGCAGTAGCAGTCCTTGGACTAAGGGTAGGATCAAGCAGACTATTGAGGATTGCATCTCTCAAGAGGAAGTAGATCGTCGTGTGCATGGTAAGATTATAGCTCCTAACCAGGGAGGGCGTCAGTATCCTACATTTAACAGGATGAAGCACATGCGACCTTATGAGTGTGTTCCTAAGGATTGGGCTTGTTACGCTGGTATAGATTATGGGAGTGGGAACCCGCCTAAGGGGCATCCATCGGCGGTAACCATTATAGCGGTTAACAAGGAATACACACGGTGTAAGGTTGTGAGGCATTGGCGGGGTGACAATACGATTACGACAGCGGAGGACGTGGTTGATAAGTATGTTGAGATAACTGAGGGGCTATCAGTGGTGACGGCTTATTACGATTTCAGTTCTAAGGACTTGGGGACGTTCGCACATCGCAGGAGTTTACCATTTGTTAACGCGGATAAGCGTAGAGAGAGTGGAAAGCAGGCGGTTAACACTTTGTTCAAGAAGGATGCGTTAGAGGTCATGGTATTGGATGAGGATTATCCGACAAGTGAGATAACGGCGGCGGAGTTACAGACTGGCAAGTTAATGATGGAGTTGGAGAATTTGGTTGATGGGGTGAGTAAGTCATCGGCTAAGGATGATTCAATAGACTCTTTGCGTTATGCGATTCATGCTATCCCTTGGGATTTGGAGCTAATTAAGCAGCGTGCTGGTAAACATTTAGATGAGATCAACGATGGGCGGAAGAAACAGGCTGATTTCAATTCACGGGAAGCGCATTTGGATCAATTTCGTAAGAGTGTAGAGAAGAAAGATCCTGAGCATCAGAGTATTCAAGAGGAGATCGACGAATGGCAGAGTTTAATGGAGAATTAATGAAGGCATCGGACGTAATTAAGATAATTAAGGCGTGTTCTGAATCTGGCGTTACAGAGTTTAAGCTCGGAGGCCTTGAGTTTTATTTAGGCGCAGTGGATAATGAGGAGGTTGTAGGGGAATCGTTAATTGATCATATGGTCAGCGATTCAGAGCAATCTACAGAAGAATCGACAGAAGTCAGCCCAGAGATGGAGGCTGAATTACATAGCATGCAGTGGGAGGAAACGCTTATCGCAGATCCTTTGGCTCATGAGGAGCTAACACAGAAAGTGTTAGACGGTGAGGAAATACACTAGTGGACAAGAAGGATCTTAACGACTTATTCAACGAGGCTAACACTCAGTCTAAAGAGGACTTTGCTTTCATGCGTACCAGTTTGTTATTGGTGGCAGGTCAGCATTATAACAAGACTCAGGGCGGGCGGTTCTTTGATCGTGTTCGCACAGTTGGTGATATCAGTAATAATACTAAGATTCGTCTTACTAAAAACCATATTGGGCGGATTGTACGCAGAATAGCTGGTTTAATTCTAGAGTCAGCACCAAACGTGTCTGTGGCTCCTAAAAACGAGAAAGAAATACAAGATCAAAAGACAGCGGAGATAGCTCAGGCGGTTTGGTTGGATGGCAAGAAGAAAAATGATTTTGATAAGCAGACTATGGAGTTTGTTGATGACTTTGTAGGTATTGGCGAGGTTTGGACTAAGCTTTGGTTTGATCCTAGTGAGGGCGCTATTGTTGGTTACGAGCAGAAGCTTGGACCTGATGGGATTGGCCTTACTAACGACATGGTAAACGAGGCGACTGGCGAGGTTGTGCAGGATCCTGTTCCTGATGAGTCGAAGCCATCTTACGCTGGTCAGATTAAGTTTGAGCCTATTTATGCGTTTAACGTATTGGTAGATCCTTCGTGTAAGGATGTTACTAAGGGTATGTGGTATTGCCATCGCAAGATGACGAAGGTTAAGGATCTCAAGAAGCAGTTTCCTGACTTTGTAGATAAGATAGATGATTCTGGCGATGAAACTTTCATGATTTTCGATACAGATCGTGGCTACCGTCACTCAGGTAAGGGTGAGGTTATGATTCGCGAGTGGTTTTGGAAGCCGTGTGGAGAGTACCCTAAGGGATATTATTCTATTCAGTTATCTGATGGCATTGTGCTTGAAGAGGGCGAATTGCCAGAGGGTATTTTCCCTATAGAGTGTGAGCGGTATGATTACGTACAAACGAAGTGTCGTGGTGTTGCTGCGACTAAGGTTTTGCGTCCTTATAATATAGAGATAAACAGGGCGGCTTCTAGCATAGCTGAGGCTCAGCTTACTTTGGGCCAGGACAAGTTAGTTCTTGTTAACGGTTCTAAGATGAGCGCTGGCGCTAGTTTACCTGGCATAAGAGCGGTAACAGTTTCAGGTCAAGCCCCTATGGTGGTACCTGGTAGATCTGGCGAGCAGTATGTAGATTACATGTTGTCGCAGATCAAGGAGATGTATGAGGTGGCCGATCTAGATATGGATGAGGCTAGTTCTGGTAACATTGAGCCGCATGCTTTGTTGTTTCGTTCTGCTAGTCAGAAGCGCAAGTTCAATCGGTACATTCAGCGGTTTGAGGGATATTTACAGCGTGTATGTAAGCTTTATTTAAGAATGGCAAAGTATTATTTAGATGATAGCGCGATCATAGCCGCCGCTGGTAGTTCTGAGATGGTTAACATCTCTGAGTTCAAGTCGATAGAAGATAGTTCACTACGGTACATCGTAGAGCCACAAGCAGAGGATGTAGAGACTAAGCTTGGGCGGCACTTGGTTATACAGAACGTACTTCAGTATGTTGGCAGTCAATTAGATCCTAGTAGTATTGGCCAGCTGATAACTCAGATGCCTTATGCGAATATCAAGGGAGCTTTTGGCGATTTAACGATAGATCACGAATCGTCTACTAATGACATTCTTGCTTTAGATCGTGGCGAGCAGCCTAAGATGAATAAGTATGATGAGC